TTATCACTTCTAGATATGCGTCATAATTTATTCCATTTTCTCATAAACCGCCATTAATTCATTAATTCTTTCCCAATTATAAAAACTATGAAATTCTTCTGGCATATTTTCTTTTTTTCCATCCGAAAGTTGCAGAATATAGGCATACAACTCCGTATACCCGCCCCAGCCATTCCAAAAACCCGGGCCAAAAATATTAGTTCCCTGAAATCTCTTCCATCCGACACCATAGAAAAATTCTATATCGGAAGAAATCGGGTTTCTTGTTTCTGGATAGTAATAAACCATTATCCGATAATAATCTACTGTTTTCTGCCAAACATCGGTTTTACTGATCCAGTCTAATTCATCGTCTGTTTTGTGTCCTATTTCATGGATACACGATGAGTGATCGCTACAATAAATTTTCCCAGTTAGTGATCGGTAAAATCCGAGACTATTCCTAGCTTCGTATTCGTCAGCAATAACAAAACACAGAACGATACTGATCAAAATTGAAATCGAGATGATTATGCGTTTAGTTTTTCTTTTCATGGTTTCTTCCTCTCTATACTAAATAATACCATAAAGAGAGGCCATAATTATTCGGCAAAACCTAATACAAAACCAAATATTTGAGAAATATTAAGTGTATCTCCGCTTGTCACTTGATACTGAAGTTTGCATGTTTTTACTCCTACCGTTACACCAGTCTTTAATCCAAGTACTGTTTGTGTATTAGATATCAGAGCATCATTAAAGCCGGAGCTTCCTTCTTTTTGTGCAGTTGTATCTAACATCCATCTAATATATCCAGTTCCAACAGAAGTCATAGACGGAACACAAACAGCAACAGCAAATAAAGTTACTGTTTCTGGGATGGTTATATTGACAGTTGCGGAAGCGATGTCTGCCCATGATGTTGATACTAATCCACTGGCATTGGATGGAGAAAAATAACCATAGCAAGATAACCCCTTACTATTTGACCATAATGGAGCAGTAGCACCAGGATTTACCGTTAGCACCTGACCAGCAGTTCCAATTGGCAATCTAGCTTTTCCGGTCGCTCCCGTGTAGTAATCCATATCGCCGGCGGTAGTGCCAACCCAAATAGCATTACCGTTGTCCCTGATCTGCTGATTCATCATGGAGACGGTCACGAGCTCGCCGTATATCCAGGTGCGAGGTGAAGTCCAACTCATTTTATCCCTCCCGCAGCATTTTCAATAATTAAATTTGTTATCGGTTCTCCGATAAGCCAATTTCGATTACGAGGAAATTCACGTTTTATAAGTTCCGTCTCAATTTCCTTGTAATTTTCCGGAAATACAACTGGTCTCGATCGATTATTATTTTTCAGATTGAGACAGGTCAAACAAAAAAAACCTCCGCCTGGATTTACAGCAGCAGCGGAACCGCAGTAATCGCAGTGAGCGATCCACCTGCTGTGGTTCAAAACTGCGTAAACAGGTTTTCCGATGGGTTTCTTTTTTACCGTTTCAATTAATCCAGTGTATTCGAGCGCGATTAATTGTTTGATTATCATATCCATGTAAACCGCATTTGCGCCCAAACGATCCCGCGCGAGATCATCGGCGTACTCGATTTTGTTTCGATAAGCGTATCTTGTTTTCATGTTTCCCTTTCTAAACTCCAACCCACGTTGTAATTTCAAGCTCTGATTTTCCAACAACTTCCAGCTCCCAAAAAACGTACGAATCATAAAACGCAGGACACAAAATATAGCTGAAATGAATGATTCCGCCTTCAGTGATGTTAAATTCTTTTCCATTGATAAAATAAGCGGCGTCAATGGCAGCGCGAGTATTTTTTATCCACACTTTATCGCCCACCTGCAAAGCAATAAATGCCATCATTAAAAATTCACTGCGGTTTGCTACAAAGCTGGCTTTTTCCGCCAGAGTATCTTTTTGTTTGAATTTACTCAACCAGATCGGAGCGATAATGTCAGCCTCAATCGGATTATCTCGATATTTCATGTCTAGCGTGAGCAAACGTTCCCCGTCTGTGGCAATTAATGCACTGTCTTCGACCGTAGATTCTGTTTTGTCATAAAGGTAAACGCCTTTTCCGCGCGCCTGTAAAATAAATACCCAACCACTGGCGGTCGGAGTGAACGTGTATTCAATTCCCTCGGCTCCCAGAATATAACTAAATCCGGCGCTGGTTGTTAAATCTGCCCCGCTTCCGTCTTCATTTGCTGTGAATTTATAATCAGTTCCAGCCACAGGTACGGTCAATTCCGCACAGGTGATATTTGTAGCCAGATTTTCAGGATCGCGAAAATTGGCTTTGATTATTTTTGTTTCTCCGGCTGCAATAAAAAATGGTTTTGGATTGGAGTATAAAACGGTCGTTGCAGCAGCATCAACGCGCCTAGGTGTAATAATCGCCCGCACTTTGTTGTAATAATTTCTGGCATGACTGGTTTCTATCACACTCATAGAATCGTCAAAAATTGCGTCTTCTTGTGTGGCTGCGATGTCAATAAGTATTTCTTCCCCATTTTCCTGCAAAATAGGTTCTCCGTTTTCCTGCAATAAAAATGATTCTGTTAGATCAATGTTAGATATTTGAGCCAATGAGATTTCGTTGCTTCTAGTTAGTTCTCCATCACACGCCAATAATTCGTCAGATATTGGAGTATCTAACATGCTAGATTTATATTCAGGTTTTGTATATACATAGCCAAATTCAGAGATAGCTAATTTATTTAATTCAGTGATGGCTACAGTTTTAGGTCGTACCGTGTCAAAAACTGTTGCGAATGTGTTTTCTCCATCATTGTATTCCGTACCAAGCGGAGCCACAGGATTATTGGCGATGATAAGTGCCATGATTTCCGGCATATTTTTATTTTCGGTGAATGGTGGTAGGTACATTTCGTGATTAGATAAAATTTCCATATAATCGCGCACTTCGACCAGTACACGACCGGTAAAAATTCCAGTAGTTAATTGGATCCCATCCGCAGGGATATGACCATACATGATGGTTTGAGGGGGAAGAAAAGCATATTTTAATCGTAGCCGGACCGCAATTCCAGCCTGGAATCCTGCAACGCAATTTACATTTCCCGGTGTGTAGTAATTATTTATTCCAGCGGTACAGCTTTCGTCATTCCGCAGGGTGAAATTAAAAGTTCCTGGTTCTGCTACTCTGGTGGTTGGCGCGTTATCCATCATACCCTGTTTGCCAGATATTCCGGGAGCCTGCAGAACGTCATGCGTAACATCCGTCCAAACTCCAGGCGATAATTCCAGCTCAATAATGATCGTGCTGTATACACTCATGGGATCGCCTGTATCGCATCTCTGACTGCCAGAGCTATTTCACGAGCTGTAGCCGGTTTTTGGCTAGCTATCAATGCCATTAATGCACGCGTGTTATCATCAGTTTCCCCTTTGGGAGTAACTTTCACATTTTCGCCAGGGGTCAGCCCAATAGTATACGGACGGTCTCCAGTGCCAGAACCAGGCACTGTAAACTCTCCACCCGCAGCATACCCATGCGTGATTTTCCACGCCTCTCCACCAGGTTCTGTGGTTTCTGGCAAACGTACAGTTTGTAGGTACGTGTTGACATACATACTGGCGGTAGTGCCGTCAAATTCAATGGTTTTATCCCGTGCTATTTCTGCCGCCTCGGCATATTCCTCGAAATTAATATCCCCATCATCAAGTTGTTTATTTAAGTCGGACAAAATCAAAGCTAGGTCGTAGGATGGTTGATCGAGCAATCCAAGGGATTTTGCTAAAATCAAAGCCTGCTCTGAATCTAGTCCAGCAGCCAATGACTCGTAAATTAGCATTGACATTGCACGCTGTGTAGCCCCCTCTAACTCCTCCTGCGCTTTTTTGTTGTCGGCAAGTTTTCCTGTTAAATCCGCCACCTGCGTAGAATTATTGCCGTATTGAGCAGCAGCCAATTCCAGTTGTGCAGTTAAGTCAGCTTCTTCCTCTTTGAGATCTGCAAGATCTTCTCTGTAATTAACCATGATCTCGGTCGGTTTGCCGGCTATACCAGCAGCGACTTCGCTCATTTTTTGAGCAAGTATGTCCTGTGCTTCAGCCTGGTCGTAGACTGCGGATGTGGTATCCCCTAACTCTGTTTTTAGATCAATTTCAGCCTGGATTTGTTCACGAGCCTGTTCTTCAAATTTACTGTCCCCAAACAAACGTTGTGCAGTAGTCAATTTCCCCTGTGCGGCAGCCGCGTTCATTAATTCTTTGGTGCGCATGCTTATCAGCCAATTCATTTTGGCTGTACTGACCACACTGGATACCGTTATCCCAGCCAGTAATTTCTGCTGCTGTATTTCATCCCCCAACATATCAGATAAAATTTCGTGAGCACGGGCTTGCTTAAGCACTTCATCAGTTAAAATTAATCCATCTTCGATACTGGCATTGACCTGATCAATTCCTTCCGACCCCAGCTCCATCATTTTTCCCATGTCAGCGCCGGAGCGACCAAAAGTTTCTAACAGGAATTGAGTGCGCTTTACACCTGGCTCTAATGCCAAATATTGATCGGATAAACTTTTTAGACTTTCAGTTGAAACATCAATGCCCTGTCTGGCAGCCAGTTGTAATGATGTGGTAAGTTTTTCATACGAAATTCCCACATCATCCGCAACCTGGATCAATCGTGATGTTTCTTCGGCTGACATGCCGGTGGCTCTGGTCATATCGCGCACCTGGCTGGCATAATCTAAAAACACGCCGGCGGTAGCTTCGTAAGCCTGTTTAGCGAGTTCAATTCCTTGTTTTACTAAACTGACAACGGAATTTAATTCCGTGAATGCCATCCCCAAACTTTTAGAAGAATTTTGTGTATTATCGGCCTTATCCGAAAATTCCTGCGTTTTATTACCAGCGGCGTTCATTTCGCTGGTAAATTTGCTACTATCGGCAGTTAGTTTTACGACAAGTTCTTCAAGAGTTGTCATTTTGGTTTTCTTTTATCGATTCCGCCAAAAGTTATATTTAATAATTTAACCGCCGTAACTGTATCCTCAACGGTTTGTTCTGGTTTTTCTTCTACGTATTTCAATTTTGGCAGAAAATCCTCAATTTTATATGGTTTCTGATCTTTCCCGCGATTCACGTTTGCTATCGTGGTCGCTGTAATGGCATGACCCAGCATTTCTTGTTCATAACCAAAAGGTTCAAGTTGTTCAAATGCCATCCATTCCATTAATTCTTTGCTGCTGATCCTACTCAACAATTCAGCGACCGTCATACCCAGCGCCCGCGCAAGGCGGAAATAAAATCGCCTGTCTGGACGCTCTATAAGTTTTTTCTTAGGTTCTCAATATCGCCTTTTGTCAAACCACTTAACTGTTGAGCTTTCTCGTAAATAATAGAAAGCACGTAAGAACTTTTGTTATCAATTGCGATAATATCCTTTTCGGTAAATAAGAGTTTTCCGGTCTCATCGCATATAGTAAGGGCGAGCAATTTTGCACGCATGTATTTATAAGTAACTTTTCGTTTGCCATCCTCTTTAATTTCGATGATAGATTCTTGGAATTCCTCATTAGCAATACCGGATAGTCCTTTTACATAAATATCCCCACCCCATTCAGGGACATTTACTTTTTCTTTCTGGATATCATTCGCTTCAAGAATTTGTTCTCGTGTTAGTGTCATTTATTAACCTTTATCCTCAGTCCATATAACTTTTTTGATGGTTTTTAATATTCTTTTATTGCCATCATTAATATATTTTCGTATTGTGACGGTAACCGCCTCGTTAGGCCCGGAATGCAGATCAATGGTACTCACATCTTTTGGATCTTCCCCAAATGCTCTGCATAATTCACGTCCCCATTCGCTACAGCCAACCACTTTTTTCATATTAACCTCTATGCCGGAGGCGTTACAACGCCAGATGGAGTGATGGTTACCGATGCAGAAAGTTTGCCAGCTACCGGTTCTGATGGATCGAAACCACTTACATATGCTCCGGCATAAGCCCAAATCTGACCACCTGGCAATACAATTGTGAAATCAGTAACTTTTGTCTTTGCCACCATATCCGCAATCAATGCTTTATGTGTTGCATTATCCGGATCATAATTAATATCCAATTTGATTTCGGATGATCGTAGAATGGTTGCTACTTTTTCATCGAATCCACTCGTTGAATCGTGCGCGGTTACATCTTCCATGTCTAATTTAATTCCACCGCCAGAAATGCTATTTACATTTGCGACAGTGGTTGCTCCCCTTTTTAATGCTGTGCCAAACGCTGCTAACCCGCCCATAATTTACCTCTTTCTTTTTTTTAGTAAGTACCTGTTAAAACAGGTACTCCCGTAATATCAAACGCGACCGATGCAGAAAGTTTTCCAGCTACCGGCTCGCTCGGTTCAAAACTGGAAACATAAGCATCGAACGAAAACATTGTATGACCTGCGTCTGGAAGTCTTAACTGGTATGCACCTAATATTTTATTGATCTTCCTGTACAAAATTCCAGTGGACGCATCGTGTGTCGCGTTATCCGGATCATAATTAATATCTAGTTTCATTTGTCCGGTACGAATAATAGTTGGAACACATTCACTGAATCCACCGGTGGAGTCATGAGTTGTGGTATCCTCCATATCTACTTTCATGCTTGGTCCAACAGGTGTGGTTGCGTTTGCAATTTCCGTATACGCAATTCCGGCAACAGTAGCCGTTGAGGTCGTATCATCCGTCATGCCGATAGCATCCACTACCTCAAGTGCCAGATTCATGGCTGCCTCATTGGCTGCTGGCAGTAGTGCGGTTACGATCACGTTCGCTCCGTCTACCGTGGCTACAAAATCAGCTAAAAAATCAGCATTAAGATTTAATGCAGCCACTGTTTTTTGAGCAACTATTGCTGATGTATCTCCCAACAAAACGGCAACATCCACGACCTCTGTTCCACCACCTAAAAGTGCGGACGTCATGGTAGCGTGAATATCTCCGGATGTAGTGATCGCTCCGGTGGGACATACCACGGTTGCAGTGATCACCTGTCTTTGACCGCTCATTAATTTTGTAGAAAAAGCTGCTAAACCGCTCATATAAAATCCTTTCTAGGACAATGCCTCATCGTGCCAGATTATATAATCCTGACTCGAATAATATAATTGTGATTGTGGGTCGTAATCGTCCCGCTCATTTTCAATTAATGAGCATCCTACTTTTACGGTGTTTGGCGATGTACCGATTGTCCCTTTATAACCATCTAATCCAATCCTGATTAATTTTAAAATTGCTTTGACGCTCGCAAATGTTGACGCATAAACGTTAACCTGAAAACGCGGATATGCCAGACCGGAAGCTCCCTGGTGTGAATGCACACGAGGAGATGAAATACGTTGATAAGTGATTGCCGGAAATGTACAGGTTTGTGGAAGCATTAATGGATAGACACGACCAGCAACAAGACTGTTTGTATCAGTACTTAATTTAATTAATAAACCGCTTTCAATATCAATCATTTTATCGCCTTATTAATTTCAATTTTCAAATTTTCTTTCACAGCATCGTTTATTTTGTCGTGATTCTCATCGATTGCCGGCCGTAAATAGGGTCGAGCTGGTTGGTTATAAACACGTCCTAAACTATCGGTTCCAACAAAACCAAATTCCTGGCGAGCAGCATAAACCACATTAGTACCGATTGACGCTTCGGCAATATCGCCAGACGATTTAACATCTTTCACCTGAATAGAATTCAATAAATTTCCAGTATCCACAATATCTTTTTTCTCGATATTTATTTTGGCTTCTGCCTCTACAACATAAGCGCCAGCTTTAACAGACGTTTCCAGCGCTTTTCCTTTGGCTGCATCTGATAATTTTTCCAGTTTTGCCATTAATTCTTTTACGCCGGTGACATGAGTAGTAATAGAGCTCATACCTGCACCCGCCGAACATCAACAATTAATCCGCTTGGCCCGCGCTGTACATTTCCAACTACCTGATAAATTTCTGCGGTGATAGAAACGCCATGCCTTTTTGTAATCTTAATACGATCTTTGGGATCCAAAACCGTGGCAATTGGTAATCTGATGACTGCATCTGTTTTTAAAATAGTTTTATCAGGCAGCATCGTTTCGCGTCCGCCAGTGGGATCAAATCCACAAGTAATCGCAGATGTTGCATCGGGATAGGTTGCAACCGGCTGACCATAACTATCATTCGATGCAGAGTGGGTTTGCAAAATGCACGTGTCCATAAGATAGCTGGATTGACAGGCTTGCATATCGGATAACTCGGTGGCGGTAAATACCTGGCTCATTGTATGTTGCTCGATACCCTTCTATGCGGTTGAGGTTTTGGTGATAGTGTTCTTGCCGCGCGCCGTGATGCAAAATAACGCGATTGTTTCATGTACTGGTCATAAGTCTGCGATCGATGAAAAGTACCACCGTCTGCCGAGAAATCAACCTTATCAGATACGACACTGGCTTTTTCAGCCCAAATATCGGCAGCGGCCTGATTGAGATCATAAGTTGCGATCCAGTCTTCATTGTCAATAAGATCCAGCGCATCCATGTCCGCAACAACCGTAAAATCATGTACGGCATCAGTCGCGGGTATGCGTGGTTCTTCTCCGTTCTCATCGATCAAGGGGTATTTTTCGATGATCGCGGTCAGGATGACATCCGTGTAAATTGTGGTTAATGGCTCGTTAATCATCCGGCGTAAATCAGCAATATTGGTGGCGGTTACCTGGGTTGTCATAAATCTCCATCTTGTGAGAGGGGGGATTTCTCCCCTCTCTCTAATTGAATTTTTATGCCGCAGGATTCACGGAAATACCGAATCCGGTAGCAGGTACAGGTTCCGCGCTGAAGATATTGGTCAATGTATCTGCAACACCAGTGCACCCAACGAATTGAGCATGCCCACGTAGAATGACTTGATGTTTAAAAGTCGATGAATCGCCAAATGCATTGTCAATTGAAGCGCCATCTGCCCCACCGGCACTCATGTCCAGGTTTGCAAACAAGCAATCCTCGAACTGGGTAGACCAGGGTGAAGCATCAGCAGCAAAACTCACAAGCAGTTTTCCGGCTGTTACCGACCAACTCAAGAATTCGCAGTCAATGAATTTATTGCGATAACAAACTCCAGAGAATTTAAGTTCGGTATTTGCAGCAGTGCGAATGATCGTTTGTAACCCGATTGAGCAGCGTTTGAATACGTTCTCTCGTCCGCCATTGATATGCAGAGAATATCCACCAGCACGCGCAGCGGGTGTTGTTGCACCCATACCGGAGATCATGCAGTTCTCAAAGTGGTTTCGCATACCGGTCAGGATCACAGCTCCGCTGTCTTCATCTGCATCACCTTCATTCATCCACTGGATGTTTTTGAAAATGCAGCCGTCACCGGAGATGGTCATAATGTAATCGGCATCCAAAGTGGCGGTGCCAACCAAGCGTGCACGTTGGCCAACTCCTGGAATATCAGCGGTTAAACCGATCAGGTGGGTATAGCTCTTATTCCAGGCGAATGCGGCCGCAATTTCTACAGCAGTAGCAGTTCCGACAATTGCGATCACATCGTTCTGGTTTGCGGTGACTTTCGCCCACGCAGCAGCCAAAGTTTTTACCGGCTTTTCGAGAGAATTACCCGAATAGGTATCAACTCCATTTACCGGATCAAGCACAACGACATTGCTAAAGGGACCGCCAACTTCTGCGGCTACCATAGCCTCTAATGATTTAGGATATAAACCCATTTTATTTATCCTTTCCTTATGCTGTCAGAACTGCGAACGGGTAGGGGGTGGCAGACATAAAGTTGATCTTTGCAGGTAATGCAAAGCCCAATCGAATGGTCATGCGTAAAGCGATCATATCCTGTTGGAACAGGTTTTGGATCACTACACCAGAACCATCGGAGATCACACCTTGGTCGCTCACCATCCAGTTGATGTCCTGGCGCATAGCAAACACAAGTTCGCTAAATTGGCCGGAGATCATCAAGGCGGACGCGCTATTACAAGCACCATTTAATGGATATAGGATCGGAGCGCCATCGAGTTCACCGGTGGCAAATGTAGACTGGAAGTTGGGACCGCTTTTGAAAATCGGTTGACCGTTCGCATCGCGACATCCGCGCAGTTTACCTTTGATGGAAGTGTGCGCGATATGGCCAGTGGTGATAAAACCATCTTCCTCTACCAGTGAAAGCAACCCGCCTTCGTCCATCACTGCTTCATAAAGATCGGTTTTTGCAGCTAGAGAAATTACATGACTTTTGGCAGTTGCTCCACCCAAAATTCCGGTAGCAGAACCGAGATCGGTTTGCCATGAAGAGGGAGCATTGGTTCCGTACATCACGGCCTGGTCAATGGCTTTTCCAGCGGCAGTTTCGATCAGTGGTTTTACCGCATCCCAAATAGGATAGTTGGAATCATCAAATGCGGCTTGGGGAACAGGAACGATCACTGCCAGCTCTTCGGCGGTAATGTTTTTATTCGCCCAAGTTACCTCGGTGGTTTTCTTTTTCTCTACCTCGGTCACAAAATAGGCGGTTGGCAAAGCCGATGTTACTGGCATCGTGCGAACGGAGCGCGGCATATCGCGCAAGCGACGCGCAAGGCGCATACATGCACTTTGCTGAACAATATTATCTAACATTTCATTGGAATATTCCGCAGGCACTAGACCAGCAAGGTCTGCCTTTGAAATATATGCATCATAATCAGTCATTTTTTTAATCCTTTCATTTTTATCTCCCAGCAGCTTTTCTTAAAATAGTATTCATGTCCATAGCGCCAAGAGAATTTTGTGTACCACTACCGGCATGTCCGGTTGGTACAGTTTTTCCAAATAGTTCAGGAGCTGCTTTTTTAATGGCTTCCCAATCTGGATTACTACGTTTATCAAAAAGGTTGTCAGCCATTGCTAACAAATATGCTGCTTTTGGATTCACGCAACCAATCTCTGGTTTATTCGCTTCCTCCACAAAAGCCGCTCGCTTTTCAGCAGCATCCAATTTGACGGTCAGGTCAGTGATTGCCTTCTCGGCATCCGACCCCTTTTCAACTTTTTTCAGCAGTTCCTTGACTTGGTTATTAAGCTCCTTGTTCCCCTCCCTCTCGGAGGTGAGCGCGCTCTTTAATCCGGTCACATGCGTTTCATAAAGTTTCTTTGTTGGCTCATCCCATTTTTCCATCAGTTTTTCAAAAGATTCTGGGACTGCCGGAGCAACCGGTGGAGTAACTCCACCACCGCCCTTATCCGCAGGTTCATCAAAAAAAATATGTAAACGTTCTGTAAGCATCTCGCTTTTTCCTTTTCTTTTGCTTCTCGCAAAATTTAATAAAAAACCACGCTCACAGGATTTCTCCTGAAAGACGTGGCTTTTTTGTCCCATCTTTTGGTTTGCACCCCACCCGAAAGTGTGATGCTGTAAAAGTATTATAGCACTTTTTTTATCTCACTATCATACCATGCACAAAATTGTTTGCATAGAGAATAAATAAGACTTAAAAATGATCGCATTTCATGATTCATTTACTAAATCCTTTAGACTTACAACAGCGGGTGAATCTCCCCAAACATCATTATGAACCGTTGTACGTAAATCAGATAGTGCAAATTTATCATCCTGCCACGCCTCAAAGTATTGCGCTCCCATGATGTTTTCTTGCCGTTCCGGATCAAGTTGCCCAAACCATTCTTTGCCGGTTTCCCACTGAGGATCATCAACTCCACGAATAAGTGGAACACACGCGCATTTTCCGTTCGGATGATCCTCAAATTCACTTTCTAATTCAAATTCTTCACCATCGCTCATTAAACACGCCATACACGCGGTTTCTTTGTGTACCAAACGCATAAATCCCCGCACCACTCCCGATTCCCTATATTCCATTGTACTGGATGTTCTAAACGCGCGTGCTTGTTCTGTGCGGGCAATAGTGGTAATTCTGTTCAATCCGCTTGACATCCCATCAGCCATTAATCGCGCGGTTTGCCTTGGCCCCAAACCTTGTGCCATGCCGTCAATTAAAGCCCTTGTCATACCATCCACTGAATCAGGATAGGCTTTTTTGAGTAACCTATTTAATGGGGTACCATCTCCCAGCATACCTATCATGTTTTTAATTGCAGAAATTGGCATGAGATTAAAATATGCATTCGTGCTTACTTTAATAGCATCTGCTGCGCTATTAATTCCTAGTTGTCCCATTTCAAGTTGACCTTTTGATATCAATGAATTTGCATAATTGTTGTAGGTTTTTATTTCTTTTTGCACTTGATCTAGAAGTTCTTGATAACGCACGTTGCGATTAATAAGTGCTTCTGTAATCGCTTTTCCATCGGTTTTTGCTTGCTCAATTTCTGATGCAAGTAAGATCATTTGATCATTTAATTTATTTTCTATTCTTAACCATTGCGCAGCCATATCATACATCTGCGCTTCCTCGTGCAAGACGAGCGCGGCCCGATATTCCTGGATAACTCTAACTACTTCAGGAACGTAAGGGTCGGGAGAGATGGGAGGTAGAGGCATTTATACTAAACGTTCTGCTTAGGCATTTCCGTCAGTTAACGTAAATCCGCTGATTGTAATAGGTTGTCCTACCGCAATGTTAATATTGTCGAGGGTCATGTCTCCAGCTCCGCCGGTAGCAGTGATAGATCCTTGAATGTGGCAAGTTGTTCCAGCCGAATCATATATTCTAAAATGTCCGGCCTCTCCGGCGGCGTTTCCGCTTAAATCCTGCCATGTCCCCGCCATTGCCTTTGCGCCTGCGTTCGCATCTCCCATCCAATTAGCCGGAAGGGTCATTTCTGCCAGAACCGTACCGGCATCTGCCGTAACACATGCCACCGGTTTAGCGCCAGTTCTAATTCTTAGAATGGCAGTTGCGCCCGCGGTTACCTCGATTGCATCTAATCTTGCATTTCTTACTGCTACCGAAAACTGTATTGTACTCATTTTTATCCTTTTCTTATTTGAATTTATACCGATTCGTAAACCGGCATTGAAAACGGCTCCGACCTTGCAACAACACCTGTTTTAGTCAATGTTACCTGCCCAGTCCACATTCCAGAGACTGTTGGGGTGATTGCTGATGTGAATATTAATGCTATTTTTCCATCAACACCTGTATTTATAAATGTGCCGGTTAGTGTTAATGATGACCCGCTTCCGGGTGAATCAATTTTTATAGAAACAGTATAGGTGGACACATTAACAGCCACATTATTTTCATCAACTATATTAATTGTTCTCTGAATTCCAACTTCGCCAACTGCTACACCTTCTAATATTTCCATAATAACCGCCTTATATTTTCACATTTACCGATGATGAAAGCATTATTTTTACCTTCCCGAGCGTTGTATTAATTGCGGTAATGCCAACGCCAAGCGTAGATATGCTTTCAAGAGTGATATTTAAAACACCAGTGACCAATACGAATCCAGTAATTGCCCCCTGAATATCTTCCAGTGTTTGAGATAGGACTGCATTTACGGATACAGAACCCGATGCCGCAATCCCGATCGAATCAAGGGTGTTGCTTGCCTGTCCTGTTACTAAAACAGATCCAGCGGCAGATATGCCAATTGTCTCAAGCGTCTGGGTTAATGTCCCCGTTATTTCTTCGGTGATATTATCCAATATCCCGTACTCATTATTGCTCCCCTTCGGATACACCACAAAGTTATCGCCCTGATTAGTTCCTGGAGCAGTATCGAATACTCCTGCATCTGTCCCTAACGAACCATCAACCGTGCAAGTACCTGAACCAAGTAATGTCGTAACCCCTGCGGCTGTGATGTGATAGCAACGGAAGGCTGTACCAGAGAGGTCGAGTTCGATGGAATCATCGGCAGCGAAAGCTTTGGTAACGGACATTAAAGCTGACCAAGTGGTAGAGCCAGCCCATTCAGCTAACTTTACAGTTCCGCCACTCCAATCTAAAACCAATCCACTTGACCCATTTGTTGCTACTCTTGCAACACACCCAAATTGAGTTCCTGCGGTTAGAGCGTGGCAGGCAATTCTAACTTTTATATTGGCATTTGCAATCGCCAATTGCCTGAATAAAGTAGCAAGGGTAATTTCCTTGACCTTATTATTTGCATCAAGGGCAGTTGTAGCTAATGCTCTAAAAGTATCACCGACCGCGCAACCAGTATAAAAAGTGTTTGCTTGTGTTGCAGTAATTGAATACCATTTTCCTACGACAAGGTTTCCGGTTGCTAATTCCGCCCCAAGTGTCGGCGTATTACTTACATATCCCCCCGCCACAGTCCATGTAGCACCAGTCCAAGTCAGTCCAGCACCACCACTACCAAGTCCAGTCGTTTCGGGATGTCCTAAACCATCGGTAGTAGCACCACTAAATCCATCACTTGCTATTGGAGTAGGAAGCCATAAGGTCGGAGGAATCTTGATGTCATCGGCGGTGAAGACGGAGGTGGTTGAGTTTGCTTGAATTCCTGGATATTTATTTCCTGCCCCCGAAATAGAAGAGGATAATAAAGTCCAGTATGTAAATGTGCCACCTTTTATAAACCAATAATATCCACTGCTCCGTATAATCATGGCTATCTGGTAAGGAGTTGCAGTATATGCACCTATGACTGGATTAACATCACCGCCCAAATAATAGTATACTCTTATGTTTCCAGATGTGTGAAACCAAAAAGCATAATCTAAATATGCAGATGTATTTGAATCA